TGGCATCCCTATCGGGCTTGGAGTCAATGAGCTCGTCGAGCGAATAATTGCTGGTAATGGCGAGAAAGCTTGGTCGGGCCATGAAAGACCGACACTTAGCTTCGCCTCTGAAGGCAAAGCGATCCAACCAGACTTTAAGCTTTTGGGTGAGGAACTTGGCGTGAGTGGGGTCCATGTCCTCCAGGAGGACAGCGGCGCCACTTGGGAATTCGTCCCACCATTTGTTCCAGTCTTTCCAGTAGGCATGCGGAAACTGAGTCCGAACGTAGTGGGACTTTCCGCTGCCAGGGGGTCCATATATGAAGACTCCTGGAAAATAACCCAAGTCAGATGGATTAGCTATCTCACGATCAGCAATACGCTGCAAATTACTTAAATGGCGAATTTGCATCATGGGTGCGATTTCGCTTACCTTTTGACTAGCAGCCAACTTGTAAGCGTCATCATAGTTTGCACTGGATGCAGCAGCGCCATTAGCGCTTTGCTCAGTGGGGATGGTACCCCATTCATGAAATTGTCCATCCTTTTTACAATAATCGGATGCTTTGAGGACAGTTCCACGTTTCACTTCAATGTGTGCTGTTGGCATCATACCCTTCACAGTAATGAATCGAATCTTATTGAAGAACGCTATATAGCCTTGAAAATGAGGAGTGCCAGAGGCACCTATCTCATCTCCAACAACCAAATATTCAACCTTTGCAGGATCGAATAATGCGTCTCCAAATGGGAGCAGAGTCACTTCAGGGTTGTTCAACGTGAACACAAAGTGTTTAGCTTTATTGTCTTTGTTGGCCATACTAGCACAAAGCCGAAAGCAAGGATCTTGGATTTAAAAGAACCTGAGATTCTTTGAAAAACTTATAAAAATTTTATTTTATGGGTAAAAAATCTTGTTTCCCCATACTTATGGGACACAAAAAAAAAATAAAAATAAAAAACGCTCCTTTAATCGGCCTAATCGGCCTAAAAGGGCGGATCATTTTTGCATACTTATGGGAGGCAAAAAAAAAAATAAAAATAAAAAAAAAGTTAGCTTCCGTTAACGCGCTTGCGATCATGGAAGCGAACATAGTAGGTAATCTCAGCAATCCAACGCTGGGTATCCATTGCAACGCCATCCGTTCCACTGAAATGGCAGTTGTATGTGAAAGTGTTGGTTGGATTGCTTGAAGCGTCACCTTTATGACTGTCAGCCAATTCGTGAATGCCAGTTTTGGCATTTTCACGAAGGGCATCATACTTGCAGAAAACTGATCCACGACCATTCTCATCATTGCGCTGAGACTGGGTGGAAATAAACTTGGCGTCTGAAGAACGGTTGTCCATGGCAAGTGTTTCCATGGTGGTAGTCCATGTGGTAGAGGACTGACCAGCTTGAGGTGTCAGAATGACACCATACCATATGCCACCAGTGGACATATCGCTGGGAGCGGTACTTTGAACAGGGCGAAGACGAATACGAGAACTCTTCACCATGTAGCGCTCATACAGAGCGATATATTGATCAAAGTACAAAGGTTGATGACCCGTGCTTGTAACGTTCGGGTCATAAACGCCGTTTGCGCAAAACTCATAGTTTGCGTAACCGAGTGTACCTGTCAACGAAAATGTTTCGGCGTACACCAACTTGACGTCAATCCAATTTTTCAAGCCTGAAATATTCGAGAGACGAGGCGCAGCAATAGAACGCGGAATGCGCGTAGCAAGGCGTCGAGAAAGGGAGCTTGCTGTTCTTGCGGCGGTGCGCACGTCGGCAGCGGCGGCACGACGGCCGGCAGCACCTTTCCAGCCATTTGCGCGGAAGGTGCGGGGCATTGCATGTAATAAAAGAAGAGCGTAGAACGATTCAGCTTACCACCTGAACCGGGCTTCTTTTTATACTAGAGGATGGGTCGGACGGGGGGGGGCAGGGTCGGACGGGTCGGGTCCGACGGTGTGTAGGTAATACTATACTACACACCTGGTTTTTTCCTACGGCCTGCCTTCCCCTCCGGGCCCCCGCTCCGCGCCCTACCTGCCGCAGGCGCAGTGGCCTGTGGGAGTTCGGTCTTTGGGTGTTGAGTTAAAGATAGAAGAAGGAGTTGTATTAGGAAACAACTCCCTAGACAGGAAGACTAAAGAGGGGCATTCCCCTCTTACCTAGACTAGCTCTAGCTCAAACTGGGTTTCGCTCTGTCCGAAGTCTGATAACTCCGGCCAAGTCCACTGGAAGTCCTGCTCGATCGTCGGGACTGCCCAAATAGATCTCATATACTCGAGATCTAATGGCATCCCTATCGGGCTTGGAGTCAATGAGCTCGTCGAGCGAATAATTGCTGGTAATGGCGAGAAAGCTTGGTCGGGCCATGAAAGACCGACACTTAGCTTCGCCTCTGAAGGCAAAGC